TATCGGTAACGTCCTCAAAGATGTAACCCGCGCCACCGGGAACCAGTATCAGAAGTTGAGAGTCATTGTTGACCATCGTCACGCGGGAGTCTGACTCAATCTGTCCCAAGTTGGTTAGGGTGTTGTCAGCGTTCACCCTGAACAGAGTCGGCCCGTTCACCACATACAACCGGCTTTTGAATGTCTTTTCTCCACGACTGGAGTCAGTGACGGATGCACCACTAGAAACCACCTGAGATAGTCCAGGCGTACCCCTCAGAGACTCCTGATTAAGGCTGGCCACCTCCGTAATGTGAGGATACCAGTTGATACATTGTTGAGCCGATAGCGGTAAAGACTCCCTCCGGTAGGCTCCATTAGCGATTGGCAATACAGTGCGGGGCATTAAGTCCCCCTCAGCGCGTTTTCTGACCCTGCGAGTCTTACAACAGAGTCAATCAACGTAACCGTGTTGCTGGCATTTATCGTATCCGCAACAACGATATCAACAAAATCCCCGGCCTCTAGCGAAATGGAACCCGTTAACAGGGCGCTCACTGGCGTAGTGGAAAGGGCAATATCCTCCGCGTACAGTTCAATAGCGTTATTCTTAGTTATTGCTATGACGCCTCCAGAGGTGCTCACGGAGGATTTCAAGTTAAACTCTGCATAGACCTCGATCTCCCTAACCCCTTCACCTCGGTTAGTGATCCGGCCAGAAATGTCAGGCGTAAGGCTGTGGAAGTCCTGAACCGTCCAGAATCCATTCACCTTTTCCGCTTGTGACGCTACCGTAAGGGTAGTAGTCCTGCGGTTGCCCGCTATCGTCATCGCCGCATAGACGCCGTTCGTGTAGAACGCGCTAAAGTCTGTCCAGTAGTTACCCGCACCTATCGGGAGAGTATCGCCGTAGTTGGATTCCCCAACTTGAACACCCAAATGGTAAAGGGTTTTCAGCCCCATCTCCGCTTGACGCAACAGCGCAGCCGTGACCCTTCCACCAAATTGGGGGGCAAGATCAATCGCAAGGTTAGCCGCGATACCCCTTACAGCCCCGTTGGGGACGTTGACAATATCGGCAATGTTGCAGACCTGCTGATAGCCGAGTTGTACCCCATCAGATTCCAGCGCCGCCATGTAGCTGTTCAGAATATCCAGCCCGCTTTCGTACTCATCCGGCTGTAAAGTGGACTCGGTAGCCTCTACCAGAATGTGATGCAGCGCCCTGCGGATAATGTCCCCCGCAGTTGTATACCCAAAGCAGGAGGACAATCCCACCGTAATGGGTACTACTACCTCCGGCGAAGCGGATACCGATATGGTCGCCGCTGTCCCTACGGGGTAGGTCGCTATTGCGAACGATCCGGGCATCAGTTAAGCCTCATTAGGTCGTCGTCTGGGCAATCATCACCCATTGGCTAGTACCGTCACTTTGATAGGTGCGCGAGGTTGCGTTGCTCATGGTCGTGCCGCCACCGCCGAGGAACGTATCACCGCCCGTTGTCGCCAGCGTAATATTTCCACCCGTATCGTTTCTAACTACCAATATCAATTTAGGATTGGAAGTACACGCGGGGAATGTGCAAGTAACGCCGGACGTTGTAATAAAACGTACAACATAATCTGCACTGGTGAGCGTCTGGCTTCCGTTGCGCGTCCTGTACGGCATTTGAAAGCCGCCATTCCATCGGTTAACCAATGTATCCGATTGATAGATAGCGTATTGTCCGGTTGGTACTGCTGCTGTGCCGAGCAAAACATGAGTATTATTTGTAGCCCCAGCAGTCGTAATGACAGAAGAAAAACCGGCTTGCCCAATCACCGCACCGCTGCCGCTTAGGGTCATGTTGCCAGCAGAGAAGCCGTTTCTGTACGTTACTTCCGTACTAGAAGGTACAGCGCCGCCTGACGCAACAAAGTTGTACAACAAGGTTGTTTGGTAAGTAACCGCACCGGACACTGCAAAATTTGGCGCGGAAACAATATCCGAAATGGCGATAGAGTCCTGATCCGCGCCATCAGCTAAAAAGGTATTACTGGTTTTGATGGCGTTGGGGCCATTAAAGTTATTAGTGACGCCTGCCGTATTGCGGAATGTATTGGCAATATTGACTACGCTACCAGTATCACCGGCATTCCCTTGATCGAATACAAATGTAGAGGTGAGTTTTAACCCGCTGGCAATAACAGGGGCTACATAATCCAGCGTTTCCGTTCCTGTTACCGTCACTGTGGCAGGTGGTGTAGCAACGTGGATAGTAGTTGGCGCAAGTACTGTTGTGCGGCCTAAGTACCCATCCTTATCAATGCCAAATACCGTAGTTCCGTCATTACTGATAACAAACGGCTTGGCACCTGTCGCTGTAACCGGCCCGCCTGACGCTTCTACGCGAATGGTAAAGCCTTCCTCATTTGAGGTATTCGCCATGTTTTGCAGAATATATTTCCCTGCCTGCAAGCCAATGTTATTAGTAAAAGCAGCAAAGTTACTCGGAAAGTTAGATGAAAAAGTCGGCGTGATAATTTCGCCAGTCATCAGCGTTAATCCGTTTTGGTAAACGGACATAACAGCCGTGCCATTTTTCTGAATCTCAAAAAGTTTCGCGCCAGCATTAGCGTAGTTTGGTGTGTTGAACTTAAAGCCAATAGCGGTAGCCCCGTCAGGTACATCGGTATAAGCACCGCCAGCGTTATCCCATGCGAGGTTATAGGCATCGCGGTTATAAAGCTGCCGCCCTGGAATCTGGCCCAATACAACACCAGCCGCCCTTTGGCCCATATCGGTCAAGCCGGGGCCGGTAAAGTGCCCCGCAAAGTCCAAAATATCCGCAGCGCCTATGGAGTTGACGTAATTCACGTACTCGTTAGTGGACTGCATTACCAGGTCAAGCCCGCCCCAATATCCGCTGTTTTCCTCATAGATATCTGGCAGACCGCAAACCAGCCAGCGCGTGACGTTTTCTACAGCCCAGTCGCTTTCAAATGATGCTTTAACAGTAAGCCAGTCGTCCGTGTAATCGGTTGGGGTTGTATTGGTGAAATTGCTCTCGCCTTGCATCCAGATAACAAAATCAGGCGCAGCAGGGCCAGAGGGAACAGCGGCCAAAGCCGCGTTTACTTGTGTAGATAGTTCAACTTGACACGCGCCACCGGGAAGCCAGCGGGAAATTGGCTCACCGGAATAATGGACGGTAATCATGTATACATCGCGGCCAGTGGTGCGCTGCAAAATATCCGCGCACGTATAGCCAATGTTGCCCGTTGCTGTGCCGGGAGTAATGGCATTGGCTCCACCAATCATCCCTGTAAACACGCCTCCGGTATAGCCGCTTGCGCGGTCTACATCGACAGCGCGGAACAAAAACGGCCCCACCTGCGGGGTGGTAGTCGGTTCCCAATCAAATACGCGAGCGTTGTTAGTTAGTGTCGCGTCTGGGTATGTCCCGGTACAGTTTGACTGCCCCGTAAATACGATAACAATAGGCTCGCCAGCAGGCTTGTCATCCCACAAATCGACAATGTGGATGGCGTCCCGCAGTTGTTCCTCGGTAATTGTCCCAACAAGCCCCGCAACAGACTGAACCGCGTCAGTTTGGTCGTGTTTTGACCAGTTACCAGCAAAAGTGGAGATGCTTGCGTTGTTAGTCAGCGCAACAATGTTGTCACCTGCGGTAAATGACACCGCATCAACCGTGCCGGAGACGTTCACATAGTAGAAATCACCGATTTGAGCCGTGCCGCCACCGGGAAAAGTCCCGACAGACGCATCCCAGTTGCCTTTGTACGTCATTCCAGACGCAAAAGCGGCTATATCGGCTTCCATTTGATCCAGATCAACCGCTTGGGTGACGGTAATCAGGTCGGTTTTCGTCTTGCTTGCCGCAATATTGGCGGCTTGTGCTGTCGTCAAGTAAAGTTTGGTCGCTCCGTTGACCATTTGCTCCATATCGGTGGACAAAGCAGAGTCGGCAGTGATAAAAACAGCCTTCTGCCCTGGCCCCCAATTCACCGCACTGCCTGAGTTAGAGCTAGTCGATATGCTGGTGCTGGTCAGCGTGTTGGTTCCGCTGTCCCAAGTGCCCTGTCCTGTCTCGTAATCAGCACCGTCAGCAACATCGACATACTTTATGTAGTATGGGTAAGTAGCGCCGTCAGTCGCCGCGCCTATGATCGGCCCATACTGATCGATTGAGTTGCTTACCACCAGCCCGGACGTGCTCACTCCTGTAGATGTAGTAATGCCCGCCGCGTTGTCTAAATACTCAGCCATTGCTATTTGCTCTTTCTGGCAGGCTTGTCAGCCTTTGTGGTTTCAGGCTTGACCTCAGTCCAGCCATGCTCTGCCGCATACGCGCGATTTTCTGCCGTATCGTTTACTGTGATTGGTGTGCCAGATAACCTGACATAAGTGATCGTGTTCATACTGCGCCCATTAAAAAAGGGGCGGCGCTGTTGCCAGTCACCGCCCCTGTTACACAGCAGGGTTATTACACCCCGAACCCTTGTCCGGCAAAGAATGGATTCAAAGTTCCATATGCTGGGAACAAGTCGAAGCGCACGCTCTGAGTGTTGGTCAAGCCGTTGGAGTATTTGGTTACCCGGATCGACAGACCGTCCTCAGTGGTTACAACCGTATCCCAGCCATTCAGCTTGGGCAGTTTGATCGTGGCCAGCGTGAACGCTTGCGGGTGATAGAACAGCGCGGGCTGCACTACTGCGCCAGAAGTTCCCAGAATCGTCACAACATCGTTAGTCGTCAGTGCGGAACTAACAGTGTTGTAGGCTCCAGAAGCCTCATAGATCGCAGGACCAGCAACAGTGATATTGCCCGCACCTGAACCGTTAAGGGTAACATCAGCAGTCACAACGCCACGGAACAGGATTTGCGCACCAGTGCTGTCGAAGATCGGCAGACGGGTAGCACCTGAGACACGGTAGCGGCCAGTGACCTGAATCACTGAGCCAGCCTTGATAACCGTGCCAGCCGCAAACGCTTGGACCGCCCACACCTGAGTCATGCTGTCTTTAGCAGTGACATAGGTAGGGTCAGGCGGAGCAGACAATGTGCCGCCCATATCTGCGTCCGTGGTATTGGTGCGGCTGTTCAGCGCGTTGGAGCGCATCACACGCATACCCGCGAAGTTTTTGCGGATAGTCGCTTGACCCCAAGCGTCATCTACCAGATTGTCGGAGCCGCTTGCCAGCGCAGACTGTGCGCTTGCGAGTGCGACTTCTTGACCCGGAGACATAACATACATCCAATCCATGTCGCTAGGTACGCCCATGCTTGACATGAGAGCGCCAGCGCCAGCAACGTCTGACCACGCATCAACTGCGGTGCCGGGAGTGCCGTAGGAAAGGTTACAGTTTTTCGCCATGTACGCGGCGAAGTCAGTTTCAAGGTCAGTGACCAAACGGCGAGCAGCGGGCGCAAGCAGTTCGTCCAACTGATCCATCTTGATGGCTTCATCTACGTTGGTGTAGTCCAGAGCAACCGTGAAAAAGTTCTGAGTGGTCGCAGAGGCTTTACCAGTGATGATGTCGCCGATGTTGCCGGTCATGTCGCCCGCAGCGGTACGGACTGACTTGTAATCAGTCGGGCGCTTAACGTCGATAACGGTGCCGGATGAAGGGTTGTATGCGCCCTGAAACAGTTGGGTATCAACTGTGCGGGTAAGAACGCGGGAAGCTTGAAACGGTTTCAGGAACTTCCGCGCAAGCAGTCGGGTAATGTTACTGTCAAAATTATTAGCCATGATAAGGCCCTCGGTAAAGGTTGCATTGGGTTTCTGTTGTTCCCGTGCTGTGCGGGGCTAAACAGCAATGCTGGCCGAGGGCATACAGGCCGGTACTACATCAAAGCCAATTCGGGCTTTGTAGCGTCATTATATGCAAATAGTTTTATATGCTGTCAAGTGCATATCAGAAAAAACCCGCCGGAGCGGGTCAGATAGTAGGGATGTGGCCCCAGATAATCGGGACTTTGCCGCTTTCAACCATGACAACCATTGTGCCTTTGGGTATCGGCTCGCCATAGGTGAACACGATTTCTGCCTTATCGCTGTGTGCCTTCATAAAGCCAACAGCTTGCATGATTTCCTGCGCCGATATGCGCGTATCACTCATACTTGGCCCCCGGCACATCGTCATCTTTCTCAGGCACACCGGAGCCTTTCAGCCTTTCAACGGGTTCCGGCGCAAGGGTTGGCGGCGCTCGCTTGGCTGCTGGCTTGATTGTGCTTTCGATGTAAGCCGCTGCCTTGAGGGGCGGCATATCGAGGACTTTGGCCAGTTCCATTGGGTTTTTGTGGAGGTATACGGTAATCTCCGGCCCTCTGGGGTCGTCTACAATGTACTCCGCAATCGCTTGCCCCTCGCTGTTCTGGGGGAAGTATTGGCCGATAGCTAGACCCGCCTCACGCAACTCCAAAGCAGATACGCCCAATGTCTCGGCTGTTTTGGTGTAGGTTTCAACCTTAGCCTTTTGCGCCTGCTCTGCCTCCCATATTTTCCGCTGGGCTTGCTCTGCGGCGCTCTGGCGCTGCATATCCTCATAGGCATCTACCCTAGCGTTATGGGCTAGAATCGCGTCACGGTGCGCTGCTTTGGCCTGGAAGTCCTCGTCGTACCTGTCGGGGAACTCTGGCACGTTTTGACGCAGCGGGGCTTTGAACTTGGCTAGCTCGGCTTCTAGTTCCTCGGTACGCTTTCGCGCTTCCTCGGCTTGGCGCTTGGCTTCCCTCGCCTCAAAAGCCTTTTGACGGACTACCGCTTGTTCTTCCTCGGTTAGTGCGGGCTTTTCCGGCTCTTTCTCGGCTGCTGGTTCCGCTGGCGCGGCTTCCGGCTGTACCTCTGGTGCTGTTACCTCCGGCGCATCAACACCGTCATCAAATACTGCACCCAATTCCTCTGCTGCTTCACCCATGTTTCACTCCTGCCGGGGAAACGCGCCCCGTTCGCTTGCCCCTTACGAGGCTTTTTCGTCCAATGCTTTGTGCACCCAGTGCATAATCTTGCTCAAACCGAAAACCATGTCGAACACGGCTTTTTCGGCAGATCGCTCAGCACTGAACTGTCCGAGTTGCGATATTTCACTGTTCATAATCAGAGTAATGTTGTCGCAACTAAATTCACCTGATTCAATGTCGTCTGCGAGGTTGCGCAATCCCTGAACCACATCAGCGCACGGCCTGATATGCACAACATCACCCATACTTTACTTCCTCTGACAGAGACGCGCTGCCCTCGCTTTGCCCTATAGTGGGCTTCCCAACAATGACCCCGCGTTAACCAGTGCGCCCGCTGCTGCTGCCGCCTCTGGGGGTACATAGGGGGTAAGTTGGTCTGTTACCGTTTGGCCGTACTGATAAGCCGTAACGTCCGTAGGCTGCGCTGCAATGCGCCCGCCTTGCTGTAGGGCTGCGTCAATACCTTGCCCAGAGGCTAGGCCACCGGCTACGGCAGACAGCCCCATATAGCCTTGTAGGGGCATATCGAGGGACTTAACCGCCGCATCGCCCACCTTGCCCACCAAGCCAAGCAACTGCTCTCGCTTTTGCTTCCAGTATTCGGACTTGCCCGCCCTGCGTTGGGCGAATGACTGCGCTGCTTGGTAGGCTTCTGTCGCGTCCCTACGGTATTGCTCTGCCTCTGGGGACACTGCCGCCATAGTGCCGCCTGTAACCGCTGCGGTTGCGCCCAATGCGGTAGGGGTAGCCATGCCACGCTCTACTATGCTGATAGGCTTATCGTCGAACATCACATAGTTAAACGTAGGCTCTGCGGTATCGCCCCTGCTCATCTGGTCGCGGTAGCGTATGCCGGGGATGCCGCGCGTAGCTAATTGATTGCTCGCTACATCGGGCATACCGCTAAACCCTACCTTGTACATGGTTTCGCCAATAGGGTCGGCAAACTCCGGTATATCTAAAAGCGTGTCGCCATCCTTATAGCTATGAAACTCACTGGCAACATTGCGTCCTTCGGGAGATACAGCGTATTCGCGCCACGCGGCTTGCACATTGGCGGGCTGCTCACTCAACGGCCTATCCCAATCCAGCAGCGTGTCAGGGTCTACGTCTATGTGGGTGCGGTAGAGTGCTCCTGAATTGGTGGCGTTTTCTGCAAATAACGCATTTAACTCGTTTAGTACATCTTCTTTAGGGGCTGGCATATAACGCGAGTCATAATTACCCAAAGCAAACACTGCTTTATCCTGTTCTGGATATTGCAGCAATAACTCTGCCGCCACTTTTCTGGCTACCGGCATATCGGCTGTATTTTCTACCCTTCCATCTGGAAATTTTATCTCACCGTATTTACTAAGTTCTTTTCTATACTCCTGCGCCGTGCCTTTAGCATCAGCAAAATACAGCCCATGCCCGTAAGCCTGCGCCCCCTCGCCCGTTCCAATCTTGGATATGTCGAACTTATCGAACGTATGCGGGCTACCGTGCCACGCCTCGATGAGCCGCTTGCCGCCCTTTGTGATAATCCCTGCCTCTGCATCCTCTGGCGCCAGGGCTGCGCCTGCAAGCAAGGCTCCTGCGCCAATAGGGGCGGCTGATTGGATGCCTGCTAGTAGGTCATAGCTAGAGGCGTTGGCGGGGTTGAAGTCGGCGTTGATGCTGCGCGGGTTTTCTAGCGGAATAATCTGTGTTTGGTTCCCCCCCAAATCATCTATATTTTGAATCTCTATGTAACCGTATCCCTGCTTTTGCGCCTCATCCCTTAAAAACTGGCGCTGTTTACCGGGGCCGATGCCATCAAGACTCACGCCAAGCCTCTCGGCTAAATTATCAGTGAGCCAACCCCCGCCGCCCACCCCTTGATCGGATACAACTAGCGGCTTCCCCTTAACATAAACAGGCATTATGTTAGGTGCCGCATTGTTTGCACCGGGCCACCGCTTTTCTGCGTTGTTTGCGTAGATGTTAGCTATTTCTGGGTTGTCAGTTAAATAAACGCTTCTGTTGCCTTTCGCAAATGCAGGAAAATCACTTGCGCCGCCATGATATAAAACGCGGCTAGTGTCATACCCCTGCTCTGCCGCCCGCGCCATCCTCTCGGCTGTCGTGCCGCCTAGCTTTTCAACCGCTTTTTTGGCAAGGTCTGCCGCAATCTTAGCTTTAGACATTGCCGATCATTTCCATGACTTTAGCCATACCGCTCTGCTTGGCATCGTTGTCAATGTCAATCGCCTCGGCTTCTGCCAGCATCTTCGCCGCCTGTGCAGTCTTGCCTTCAATCTCGGCCATTGCCTTAGCCCGTTCAATGTCGGCTTCATAGCGACTTGTCTCAGCCTCAAACGCTTTAATCTGTAGCTCTTTGTTCTTCTGCTCAAGCTGCGCCTGAGTTTCAAACTGCTTGGTCTGCGCGTTGATAATGTCGGCTTGCGCCTTGCCTTCCTCTGCCCTAGCTAGAACCATGTTCGGGTCTTCCTGCGGGGGTTGATTCTGCATGGCTTGCTGCTGTTGTAGTTCTTCCTCGGTCAACTGGTCTTGCGGTATCAGGCCAGCCGCAAACAACTGCTGACGCTTCCTAGCTGCCAACAAGTCCATACCGGGGGAGGCAATGTTTTTAAGCAGAATATCCCCGCCTATCTCAATCACAGACGGGTCAATAGCGCCTACCTCAGTGAGTGCGGTAACGGTCTGAGATTGGCGGTTCTGGAAGCCAGGGCCAACCGAACACGTTACATCATACTGGCCTTGATTTAGGTCATTAAGGATAACCTTTTTGCCTGTTTGCTGGTCGATGACCTCCGCGCCCAACGTTTCCATATCGA